ACCAGCTAATTTAGCTTGTAATTGTGCTTTTGTTACCCCTTCAGGTACATCTTTAACAAGAGTGCCATCTGGCATTAAAACATCCATGTCTTGTCCTTATGGCAAATCGTTAAAATTAACCACTTTTTTAGCGCCAACTTCTAGTTTTGGTGTTGGTGCTTGACGAATAATATTAGCGCCTGGGCCTGCTTGTATTTCTAATGATTTAATAGCAGTTTCTCTAGCGTGTTGTTTTTGTCTTATTACTGACTCACTATCGCCTGGTTGTGGAAAATACTTTTGTGACTCATTATAAAACTCTGAAGGGCTAATAGAAGCGCCAGACTCTTTACGCAATACTGCGGTTACAAAGTTTCTTCTAGCTTGGTCTGTAGCTTGTTGTGCTTCGTTTGGCCCACCTAATGCGCTTGGCAACATATTCATAGTTGCATGGACACCTTGTTGCAATTTTTCGCCAATAATCGGTGTTGCGCCAAAAGCCCCAGCAATAGTTGACCTAACCACACCTGTGTCTTTAGTGCCTGTGGTTTCTAATTGATTTAAAAGAGAATTAGCTTCTTTAGCTCTCATTCCGTAACCAGTAGCATTACCTTGGCTTTCGGTTAATTTTCCACCGCTTAATTCATTTTGCAATTTGGCGTATTCCATGCCTAATTTTTGTTTTTCAATACCAAGTTGTGCTTGTTGGTATGGTGTTATTTGGTTTTGGAATTCTTGGAATGAACCTTTAAAATTTCCACCTTCAGGTGATTGTGCGTATTTATATTTGGCAACTTCATCAGGAGTTTTTGGAATAACAGAACCAATTAATGCAGGAATAAACTCTTTACCAGCGCCATATTGGTCAGCAGTAGCAATAGCCAATGCTTTCTTAGTGTCGCCAGAATTTAATGCTTCCATTAATGCTTGTTGTGTGCCTAATTTACCTTCACGCAACTGTTTAGCAATTTCTAATGCTTGTTTATCGCCCTTGTTTTGCAAATAAGCGCCTACGCCTGTTTGAGCTAAATTAGCTAAATTTTGTGTAAAGCTAGGCGCTACATAGCGACCACTAATAATTTGACCTTGAGGCGCTTGTTGGCTTTGTTGCATTAGCAACTGCGCCATTTGTTGTTGGCGATTTAAAGCTTGTTGTTTGTCATATAAATCTGGGTCAATATTGCCCATTTGAGCAAAATTGTATTGTTGTGTAGTGTCGCCCATAATTAATCTCTTGTATTAATCAAGTTGCCAATGTTTTGACTGTAATCAGGCCCTTGAGGTGTGTAAGCATAAGGGTTTTGACCATTAGCGTCATAAGCAACGCCTGTGCCGCCAGTTGTAATTCCATTACCCTTACGCAATGCTTGGGCTAATGCCATAGGGTTCATACCAACTTGTTGTGTCTGTCCAGCTTGTTGTGCCAACTGGTTGCCTTGTTGGTTTTGCAAATTTTCAAATTGTTGCTGTGCATTAATATTTTGAAAAACAGGCATTAGACCTTGGTCTTGCTGAAAATATGGCGCAACTTGTGTGATATATGGGTTCATATTATTCCTATATCAATGCCATTAAACCAGCTTGCCCTAAGCCCATAAGCCCTTGGTTAAAATTGCTTTGTGCAGCTTGTTGTGCGTTAAATCCACCCATATTAGCGTTGTAACCAGCTTGTGTAGCGCCTAATATGTCAGCACCAGCGGTTGTTGCTTGTTGCGGTGCATTAACAAATGTAGGATTTTGCACTTGTGCGCCAGTACGCAATGCGCTTAATGTATTTAAAGGCAAATTGTAGTTAGTTAATGCTTGGTTATAAGCCTGTTGGTTGGCTTGCAAACCAGTATTCATGCCTTGAATTTGTGCGCTTGTGAGCAAGTCGTTTTGTTGTTGGTTAAATGTACGCATAGCGTTGTCGTAGGCTTGAGTGCCTGGCACAATACCTTGGTTTGCCAACTGTGCGTCTTGCATTTCTTTATTTTGTGCAATTTGTGGCTGTAACCTACGCATAACAGCGTCAGAATATGTTTCGCCAGGGTTAATACCATAAGACGGCAAATTAGGATTAAAGCCTTGACCCATAACATCTTGGGTTCTACCTAATGCAGCATTAATAGTACTACCAAGACCTAAACTAGCTTGGTTTTGGTTGTTTAATAATTGTTGTCCGACATCAGAAAGGCTTGTAGTAGCAGTCCATGTTGGGTTGCCATAAGGGTCTTGACCTGTAATATTATAGTCAAGGTTACCGTAAGGAGTGACTTGGTTTACACGATTGGCAGCCGTAGCAGCACGAGCCGCATCAAGATTACCTTGTGCAGTTTGTTGCGCTGCTGCTGTGTAATCAGGCGCAGCAGGCGCACTTGGCGCAGGCCCTAATCCTAAAAATCCACCACCACCCATGTCATTCTCCTCTTGCTGTCCTTAAAGGGCATTTAATGTCGAGCCAACGACAATCTTCACGCCTCATAGCCATAATCACTAAGTCACCATCCATGTGAGCATCTGGGATTTCGGCTACCACTTTAAAACCAAGGTGTCGGTTCAATCTTAGGGCATCTTCATTACTGCCACATATTTGCCCAATTATAACGCTAACTCCAAGTTTATTAAAGGGATAATCGAAAGCCGCCCACAGCAAATCTCGACTCATCCAATTTACTTCATCTACTGCCGCAATGTGCATTTGACACGCTTTTGGCATAAAACTGCAATAACCCACTACTGCTACTAAATTACCGTCTAATTCTTGTCCAATACAGACTGTTTCTTCGGGCAAAGGGTGGTTCATTATTCTCACCAGCCAATCACCCATATACTTTTGGTTTTCAGTAGTTACTGTACGCAATTACAGTACGCCTCCTGCTTCCATTACATAGTCGGTAGAAGCCCAATGCAACTCAATTCCTTGCGCTACTGCGGTCAAGTTAATAGACCCTGCAAAACCTATGCCTGTAACGCCTTGCCAAATACGAGTGGTAATTAGTCCACCACCCCAATTATTTGCATCCCATTTGGCGGTATTCCAAAGCCCTACAGACTGATTGCTAGGGTTAAAAGTAATAGCGCCTGAGTTATCTATAGGTTGAAAGTCCACGCTCAGACCGCATAAAACGCTTGGCAAACCGCCATCGGACTGAAGAATAGGTCTAACCATAGTAAAGCGTTTATTTTGCCCTGGCGAGTCAAAATAGCTATAGGCTTGTTGTACGGTAGCGGTGATGTTATTGCCATTGTCAGAAGAAGTCGTGTAGAAATTGCCTACAAAACCATCACCACCAAAGTGAATGGTATTGTCACCTGAAACTTCCCAGCAATACGCTTGAATACCCGTAAACCTAGCCCAAGACTTAGTAATGGTGTGCATTACATATTGCTCAATTCCGCTAGTAACAGGAATATTGAGAATAAGCATATTTTCAGAAGCAAAATATTGTATTTGCCAGCCAAAATTATTGTAATAATTGGTTGCTGCTTGGCTAATAGCAAAGTAAATCTTGTCTGTCAGGTTTACTCGAGGGTCTAAGCGGCTAGATTGCAATGCAGAAGCAAGAGGTACTAAACCATCTTGGGTAAGCAATAAAAGATCGCCAGCCCATTTAAAAAAGCATCTACGGCTAAATATTTGACCTAATTGCCATACGCCTTTTAAAGCCCATGTGTCAGCATTTGATGGGTCTGTACCGTTATAGACAATGGTTTCACCCATATTGGTGACAAAGACTGCATAATCGTCTACGCCTTGTCCAGCGTCAATAGTCCAAGTAGCCATGCCTTGCAAAAAGCCACCATTGCGAGCAATACCACCAAAATCTAATGGAGAAGCTGCGCCACCCAAAGCATTAACAGGTAAATACCATACTTTTAAAGTATTTTTTTCTGTGAAATATAGGCGGTTTTTAAATAGGTTTACATTGATAAATGTGTTGGAATTTACGCCAGTTACGCCAAAAGTAATTAAATAACTACCAATAGTTAAGGCATCAGTAGCAGGGGTACTAGCCATTACATAGGTCAAAGTGCTTGCGCTTGTTACTGTAACAATATAAGTGCCGTTATAA